CCAATTGTGAAAAGTCGCTTAACGGCGGCTTTTCCTTTATTTATGCGGGTTTCAGGCTTTTCCTGTTATTCTTTTTAAGTCTGAAAAAATGTCTTTTTTGCGTAAATTATTCACGAAAAGTCACACGAAAAGTCACACGAAAAGTCACACGAAAGTCACACGCTAATAATAAAACGCCTATCGCAAGGTTTTCAATTCCTGCGACAGGCGTATTTTTAATAGCCGTTATTATTCCTTAACCTCCGGCAGACCCGCTACCGATGTTAAAATTGAAAGCAATCCCGCAAGCAAGGACGCGGATATAACCACCTTCCAATCGACCTGTGAAAGCATTGCCGACGTGCCTATTGTGGCAGCGGCAGTCTGCGCTATTGTCTTAACCGCGCGTATACCGGCAGCCTTAGTCCATTTTTCGAACTTTTTATCTATGGTTTCCTTCTTATCCATAATCTCACCCCCTATACTCCTAAAATCTTTTTCCAGGTGTTTATGCCTACGCAGCCGTCAACCGCAAGCCTGTTAACCTTTTGGAAATTGCGTACCGCCCTGTCGGTATCCTTGCCGAACATTCCGTCAGCCTTTACACCCACCTTGCGCTGCACTATCTTTGTGAGACTGCGGTTTGTGTATGTAAGCCTCTTTTTACATACGGCGGCTTTTGCCACGCTCTCGCACTCTGCGCCCCATACGCCGTCGGCACCGAATTTCGGGAATTTAAAGCCGTCCGCAATAGCGGCGGTCTGCCATTCCTTAACGGCGGTGTTTTTATTGCTCGGCTTAGGTGCGGGTTTCGGTTTCGGTGCGGGCTTGGGCTGCTCGGCGGCGAATATGCTGTTATACATTATATTCATATCCACATTGCCGCTTATGCCGTCTATGCGCCCTTTTGAGGTATGCTGCCATATATCATAGGTACGGTTGAAATTATTTACCTTGGCGCCGTATTCGGCTACCCACTTGCTGATACTGTCATACCATTTGTCGGACATCTTCTCGTTCCAAAACGCCGAGCGACTTGAGTATATACCCATTTTATAGCCGAGGGCGTTAAGCTGCTTATTAAACTCCTGCATAATGCCGAGCATATCCGCGTTTGAAATTGTGCGCCATTCAAGACCCCTTGTATTTTCTACGTCTATGTATACGGGTGTGTTTATTTTCTTGCCGTTAAGCAGCCTTTTTATATGCGCAATTTCCTTTGCGACCTTTGCCTTATTCACGGCATATGAGAAGAAATATACCGCGAACGGTATGCCCAGCCTCACGCACTCGGCATAGTTCCGCTCAAACTGCTTATCGTCCTGCGAGGGTATGTCGTCACCCAGCCCCATACGCAGTATGGCAAAATCTATTTGCGGTTTCACCCTTTCCCAGTTTATGCTGCCTTGATAATGTGATACGTCGATTCCCTTTAACACTTTTAATTACCTCCGTTATTTAATTATTCGGTTTGTGCAATTCTTCAAGGTCGGCAAGTCTGTGATTTGCAACCTTTATTTGTTCCTCGATAACCGGCACGCGCCTGGCGAAATTATTATGTACGCGAACCTCTCTTGTCAGCTCGCTTATTCGCTCATCCGTTACCGCCTGCGCGGTTGTCATTTTATTTTGCATTTTGTTGTTTGCGCGGTTGTTTGTTATTATTACGCCTATAAGGGCAAGAGCGCCCACCAGCTCCCGCCGATATTAACGTCTCTGTCACTGCTCTACACCTCGCTTTCGGTTTCGGGCGGCACTTCTTCGGTAACCTCTGTCGGATACTGCGCATCAATAGCTGTCTGTATCTCGGCAAGGTCATCCTCTGTAAGCACGCCCTTTTCATTCCACCCTGCGGCATTTAGGATTATCTGATAATCCGACATTTTTCCGACCGCCTTTAAAAAGCCTGTTTTAACAAAATTCCTTAAACTGAACATATTATACGTTCCCTCCTATAGATAATATTGCCTGCTGCATTTCGGCAAAAGCCTTGTTTATATCTCTGTTATATTTCGCGTCGATTATTGCTCCCTCGGTATCGGTCATAAGTGTTGTGGTGGGGTAAAGACTTTTTACGCCCGACACTGTACCATCGGCGGCGGGGGTGTATTCGGCTACGGTGTACGGTTCGTAAGCGGTTGCAGTTGAGCCGAGTTCAAGCTGTGGTTTAAATACAAGATTGTTTACTGTAGTATCTTTCGCAATATTGATAACTATTGAAACTGTTTTATCATCTTCTGCATTTATAGATATACCATTACCGATATCAGCTTTATAAAATTTATAATCAGAAGTGCTGAGATATAACGAGTATGTTCCGCCTGCGCCGCCTGTGGGACACCCACTAAAAAAGTATTGTCCTTTTTTAAGAGAAAAAGATTGTTGTAATTTAAAATATGCTTGTGCAGTTGCTGTACCACTTACTGTAACACTACCATCAGAATTAACCGTAAAAGTAATTCCGTTGAGTGTTTTTGTAGTATTAAAATATGGATAAGCTATTAAATTCTTCCTACACCTTGTTACAGTAACAGTTGATAAATCTGAAATGTAAGGAGCATAAGCAGTAGCAACTGAACCGAATTCAATCTGCAATGTTGCTAATATTTCATCAGGTGTAATTGATGTGTCATAAGCACTGTTATAGATCCAAACTACAATATATTTGCTATCAGCGTCGCTTGTAGCAGTAATGCTTGTGGCTGTGTAATTCTGTACCCGATTTGTAACGGCTGTTCCGGCTGTCGGTATAACATTTGTAAAAGCAACGACAAAACGAGCTGTGGCAATTTTCGATACTGTATAAGTCGTATTTGGGTTGCAAGGAATATAAATACACCTTGAAGTAGTTGCCGCCGTTATAACATTTGTGTCTATGTACCCTGCAATGATATTTGCGTTGTTTTTATCAAACAAATTTTTGCTTTTCACCTTAACCCCAAGCATATGCTCGTTCGGGGAGACATCGGTAAGGCGTATTGCCGAACCCGAGGCTGTACCACGGAGGGCGTTGGCGCAGGCGGTGTTCATTTGTAAGGCAGTAACCTCACCTGTATCGCCTTTATCACCTTTTTCTCCTTTGTCCCCTTTAGCGCCCTTAAGCTCCGCGAGCTGTTCGGCAGTGAAATCCTCGTAGGTAAAAGCGTCGCCTTTATCGCCCTTGTCCCCCTTAGCTCCTGTCGCGCCTGTGGCGCCTTTTTCACCCTGTAAGCCGCGGGGTCCTGTATCGCCGGTATCACCTTTTGCACCTTTCAGCAGTGCTAACTGTTCATCGGTGAAGTCAGAGTAAACAAACGGGTCTCCTTTGTCGCCTTTATCACCTTTGTTGCCCTTTGGACCTTTTTTAAACGGTAACAATTTCCACGGCGTAACCCCGTCACCAACTTTAAGCCAGTTTTCATCCGTGCTGTCGATTATTACACCGAATTCACCGCCACACAGTATCGGGTTGTTTGTATTCCAGTTTTCAGCAGTATCGCGCCCCGCCTGAAAATGGAAGTTTTCAAGATATATTTTTGACATTTATCGTTCCTCCTTATGCAGTTCTGCGCCACACATATGCACCGTAATAAGGCGGCATATTGTTGTGGGCTTGACCGTTGCCGAATTTATAGCCGTATCCGTATTGGACGTCGCCAGCCTTACCTTCTGCGCCTACTATTGGTTTTGTTACCGACCCAAAATTTGTGCCGTATGCGTGACCGGTTACGCCATTTGCGCTGTGTTCACCAACAACCGCAGTCGCAATCCTACCATCAATTTTTGGTAACTCGCTTTCTGTCAATGTGTGCGTTTTCTCTCCGCCTGTGCAGCCTGCAGCTTCGCCGTCGTCAATGCCCCATATCACTCTGCCTTTTATTCGTTCCCATGTGCCTCCGTAAAGCGTTGCCGGATCTACGTTCTCGGTGCTTGCAAAAAAACTGCCTACCGGGTGGTCTCTTTCGTTTTTCTCGGCAATAGCGGCGGCGACTGCCGAAGAGATGAGAGTGCTTAACTTCTTGAACTTCAAAGCCACCGCTTTATTCTCAATCGGGTTTTCGCTGGTTTCTGATAATTCACTGTCAACCACAAGTTCAACCTTTGCGTGCCCGGATGAATTACCTCCGTTAAAAAAGAACTCGCTGCCGCTTTCGAGTGCCCGCTGTGCCACTTCGGTTTTGCCCTGCGCTGTTTTTGCCGCCGAAGCCGAAGCCGCAGCGCTTTCCGCCGAATTCTTCGCGACCTCCGCGAGCGTGGAAAAGCTTTCACGCTCCTCGCCGTTATCGCCCCCTGCAGGCGGAATGTTCTCAAACCGCAGCTTTGCCGGGTATGAAAGCAATTCAAGCTCGGTTTTATCGTCGCTGTTGTATACCGAAATAATCAGGTATACCGCCGCTCTACCGCCGTGCCGTGTGAGATTTTCGCCGATGTCAAAGCTCACTGTCGGGCTTTCAAGCGCCTTTGTGTCGCTTCGCACCGTGCCGCCTACACTGTCGTAGCAATCAAAGCGGTATACAAGGCTGTTTCCGCCTTTTTCGGTCAGCAGCTTTGCGTACAGCTTGTCATCAATATTGAAAACAAGCTGCGTTGCGCCGTGCTCGCTCTGTATGCCTGCCCGCTGCTCGGTTGCTGGTGTTATTCCGTCCTCCTTTACCGTAAATTCAAATTTTCTGACCGCCATTATATGGACCTCCTTTGTATTACAAAAGCGCACCAGTCAAGGTACGCTCTTGTTTATAAAATGCCGTTATTTCAAAGCCCTGCTTATGTAGTAGTACACTGCCGATGTGCCGTTTCTTTCGAGGTTTGTTACCGTCTTATAGCTTTTCATAAGGTCATAATCCGAAACCGTTGTTTTTGCCTTCGCACCGGCATATTCGTACAGACCGGAGATAACCTCAATTCGCTGCTCATCCGTGAGCTTCTTATAAGCGGGTGTTTCAATGAATTCCTTTACATAATCAAAAGACATCTGACCTTTAGCCGCGGCAAAGGTTGTATATTCCTTTGCGGTAAGGAATTTTTGCTTTTTGTTGACATTGAAAGATGTCGGCGCTTTTTTCGGTACAACCTTTGTGTCGCCGGTCTTTTCGATGATTCGTTTTAGTTCCGAATTGACATCGTCGTATTCAATATCCGAATAATAGCCCGGAGACAAAAAGTTTTCGGTCAGCCTCTCTGCGAGCTTCCCGCGGTTTTTAATTCTGCCCCATTGGTCTATGCTCGGCGCCTGAAAATACGAAACACCCGGTATCTTCGATTCGATGTTATTGATAGCCTCTTGCCCGAATTTGCTTATACTTGAATTTTTGTCCGTATACCAAGAGCGCTGCGTCGGGTCAATCGTTCTTGAAATGCTCCCCGCCAATGACGGTATGCCCTGCATGGCATAGGAAAGCGCAATATCTTCGCCTATGCTTGCGAGCGTCTCGCTTGCGCTTGAATATTTGGCGGCGGATATAGTATTCTGAATGCCGCTTAACATTGAAAGATTTGTCACCGGTTCAAGAGAATTCCACAAAGCACCCGTAAAATCGGAAAGCTTCACACCATCGCCGTCCTTAAACGAATTCGCAGTTTCAACGCCGATAAAAAACGGTATACAAGCAGGGGCTGCCCAGTCTATGGTGTACGATTTTCCGAACACCCGCACTGAATACTCTTGCTCACCGTTAAGCTTCTTGAATTTATCTTCGTCGTCATCGCCGAATCCGCCGTTTACATAGCCGAGCCCGGATAAAAGCAGACCTATCGCAAATATTCCCGTACCCGTAAGCCCCGCCGCAAGACCGTCGGCAAATTCCGATATACTTATCTTTCCTTTTTTAACATCGTATAAGCCTGCCGTGAGTGCCTTGCCGAGACCTATCGGGCTGTATTCGATTCCTCGCCTTATAATGTTCACGGGCGTGCGTTTAAAGGGAATAACACCGTCTATGGCAATTTTAGCGACCTTTAATGCCGTAGTGTCTTTGTCTTTTATCTGCGTTATGCTTTTAAGGTAATTGGCAATAGCGCTTTCATCGTTAAAGGTTGCCTTTTGCGCTTCCTTTACCGCATAGCTGCGGGCTTCGAACATCAGTGATTCGCTCACATTGTTGAGGTCTGCTTTTCTCGCCTGCAAAAAGCTCCCGAGCGCGTGAATGTAGTGACGGTTTTTAAACAAAAGGTCTTCAGCTTCGAGCAAGTTACCGTTAAACGAAGTAAGGAATTCAAAGACATTGTTCTTAAATGTCCTCCTCATCTTGTAAAGCTGTGAGCGTTCATCGTACTTTTGATCTTTCAGTAAAGCCTTTACCTCTTTGCTGTTTGCGTCATTCTTCGCAAACTCCCTGTATTCTTTCTTTACGGTGGCAACCTTTGTGCGTTCAACCTCCGAATTTCCCAGCTGCGCCATCCGCTCAATTCCGGTCGCAATAACATCCTTTGTTCTGACCGCGGGGATAAATATCGTATTGCCCACAATGTTTCTTATGTGCGTTCTCGGATTCGCAAGCATAGCACAATATCGCCAGGCGTTCCATTTGTCAAGGAGTGTTGGCTGGGCTTGGTCTGCTATGTCCTGCATGGCTTCTTGGTAAGCTCTTTCGATTTCCTCCTCGGTTTTAGATTCAGCCATTATCTGCGCGACATTTTCATCGATTTGTATCACAGGCGCTTTGTCTCCGAATCGCTTTGCAAGGTCTGCGTTAAGCGTTTGCACCGTTCTTTGCAGCGCCACTAACCGTCCCGCACCCGTCATCTGCTTCAAGAGCCTTGCCGATTGCACCACCTGTCCTGCACGGGTAAGGACATCGGACAACTCAGCGGATAACTCTAATACCCTTGCGTTGTCCTTTGCTTTTATGGCATCGGCGAGCAGCCGTTCGCCTATTGCAATGGTTTTTTTGCTTATGTTTTTGCTTTCTATCGCAGCCTTCCAACGCTTTTCGGCTTCGCCCGATTCTATTGCCTTGTCTGCGCTCTTAATCGCGTTTTCATCCGATATCGGCGAGTACGAAAAATTGCCCTGCAGTATTTCCGCGCCTATTTGGTCTTTCATGCTGTCGGTCAGACTTCCTGTTTCAAGAACAGTACGGACATATCTTCTTGTCGGCGCTCCGACCTTTGCGGCGTTCGGAACACCGTAATCCTCCGCAGCGTATTCTCCCTCGGGTATTGTGCCGTATTTTTCCCCGGCTTCCCGCCACTTTTCGCGCATTTGCTCATAATACTCATTTTTTGATATTTCACCGTTGTTGTAACGGTTTACAAGGTCGGCAATTTTATCAAAATCCTCGGTTTTGTCGGTGCTTTCGGTTTCTATTGAGTATTTTTCGGTATCATTTTGCGTATTTTCGGATATATTAGTATTGACATCTGACCCGTTCTGTGGTACATTGATGTTAGAAGCAGAAGAAACAAGAGACTTCCCAACTGGAGTTTTATTCTCGGGGTTGAGAGCTTGTGTACCTGCTTCTTTTTTATTTATATATGCGGAAACCACCCATAGCTTTTTATATTCGCTATCCGGTATTGCTTGAGCAACATAGTATGTGCCATTAATTCTTTTTGAAAAAACAATCATAGGAGCCGGTTCGTTTTTAGCATTTCTAAATTCCGAACTATTTACTTCATCCATCCCCTTTTTGGCTATTTCCACATTGTCATAATTTTCAAGCACATAGCCAATACGGGCAATATCTAAAATATTGCTCATTGATGAATCGGCAATTCCGTTTTTACCATGTCTTTTTTCAATATGCCGAATAGCATTTGTGTTTATAGAATTGGTGTATCCGCTAACATCTATACCTATCAACCGTTTAATGTCCGCTACTTGGTTTTCTGTTACATTAGATATTTTGTGCCGGGCAAAACGCTTATTTGTATTAAAGGCATTTATAAAATCCTCAACAGATTTATCAGCAGAGGAAATATACTCTTTAATAACCGTTTGCATATTGTACGGATACTTTGAAATATCCTGCGACAAACTTATTCCGGTGCTACCGTCAGCGAATACGACATCCTTCCGGTCAATATCCGGGCGGGTGTTTTTTCTTTGCTCTACAGTGTAATTCAGGCGCTTTTCAACATCCCTCGCTTCTATTTCGCCGGCGGTCGCTTTATACAATTCCGATGGGTTACCTTTCTTTAACCTCCAATAATATGAAAAAGCTTCATCCCTGTCTTTTGCATATTGTTTCAAATTGTCGGCTAATTCAATGGCGCCGTTTGGCGCTTCGGCTTTTTTAAGGAATTGTTTTGCTTCCTCAATACCGCTTTCTGTTGTGATGTCGTTTTTTTCAAAATCATCGTCGGTATAACCATATCTGTACAGAACATCGGCAAATCCGTCCAGCCTTTTTTCGTATTCCGCTTGTTTTTTGCTATATTCAGCCTCCGCGTTTTTTGTTTCCAGCGACCAATGTTTGGGACTCGACCCTCCGGCAAATTCTTCTATACCCTGTATCGCGTGCTGCAATTCGTGCATTAAAACAGCCTCTGCGCCATTATTCCAACCCAATTTGATTTTTTGACCTGTAAAGCCGTTTTTACCCCAGTTGAGTTCGTAATAACGCTTGCCGAGTTCCGAATCAAAGAATTTCTTCTGCGCCGCCTTTTCTTCTTTAAGCCATATTTCAGGGTCAAGATTTTCAAAAGCAGGATCATCATGGTATTTTGAATATTCTTTGTATTCGGGCGTTTGTTCTATTCTCTCAATTTCTGTTTTTCGCCCGCCGTTCAAATAATCGCTGTATTCTTTCGTATGTCTCTTGAATAAGTTGATATCCAAAGTAATATAATTAGACTTTTTCTGATACACGCCTTGCACACCTGTGTCCGTCGGCTGAATAATTATATTTATATTCTTCAATTCAGGATAAGCTTTAAACAGTTCCCTGTGCTCGAGTATGTCGGACAATTTCCCTGTGAAATAAATCTCACCGTCAGCTTCGCGCCGTTCGAGTTTCGGGTTTTCTATTAAATGGCTTTCAAAATCCGAAATTTCAAACCGCCATTTACCGTCATAGCCCTTAAACCAGCCCGTTTCTTGTCTGACCGTTTCGCCGTCTTCGCCGTTTTCAATGCGCCGCTTTGCAATTTCCAACAAGCTATTGTTTGAAGTTCTTGCCCTTTCACCTGCAAGAGAATATTTCTCCGTCTGATTGTCGGAAGTCTTCTCCGCTGCGTCGGTGAACATCCGGTTAAACATATCTTCGAGCTTTGATATCTCAAACGAAATTTCCCTGTTGCCTGAAATTTTCTTTTTAAGATAGCTTATGAAATCATGCAAAAACTGCCTTATTGCGCCGCGCTCCCTGGTGTCGGCGTTTTTTATTATGCCTTTAAGCCCCGAGCCGTTATCCGAGAAAAGCGCGTCTCCTACGAAATCGGCTATCATTTCAGCCCGTGCCCCGGAGGTGTCCACCGCCGCACCCGCGTTTGTTCGGGTAGACATTATGTCATTTAAAAGCTGTGCTTTAAGCCTTACGGTGCTGCCCTGCTTGCCTGTTTTCTCGCCTAGCCATTTTTCAAACAGCTTTGATTTTTCAACCGCTTCCGCAAAGTCACCGTACAATTTTGAGCCTTCCCCGAAATGTGTCAGTTCGTGCTTGAAAATAAACTGTATCGGCTGCTTGTTCTCGTAATCGATTGTTATGCGCTTGTTTTTAATATCAATGCTGCCGTCGGCTCTTCGCGGCATTCCGTTTTCGCCGCGAACGGTTTTGCCGTTCTTATCCTTTATGTGTACAGCGTCAAATTTAACATCCCAACCGAGCGCCTTGCCGATTTTCGCAATCTTCTTTTGCTCGTCGGTAAGCCTTGTTTTGCCCTTACTTGTATAAGCCCAATCCTCAATTAAATCATATTCCGCCTTTTGCGCGGAAACCTCATCGAATACGCTTTCTTTAACAGTCGGCTGCAAATCGGTGTTTTCGGCTGTGGTTACGCCGCCGCTTGCCATATACTCCGCCGATTCTTCATCTGTACCGAGCTGCATAAGCTTTGTTACAAAACACGCCGAGGCAATATCCTGTATGCTTTTAGAATCGGTGCCGTCCATTATTTTATTGAAGTTTTCGGAAACCTCGTTTATATTCTCCGGCAAAAGAATATCCGTTCTTATGCTCCTGCAAGCATAGCTGTAAAGCTTTCCTATCGTCTCGGCAGATATACTTTTGCTGTTCAGCGAATTTATTCCGAGCGCCCGCGTCTCCGTATCAAGAGATTTCGCGGCAAACTCGGCAAGCTCATCAGCCTTTATGCCGCTTTTTTTCACCGTTTCGCCGATTGCGCGCCACTCGCTGCTCACGGAGGCGTTTGATATAGCGGATATTGTCATTTGTCCCGCGCCCAAAACCGCACCGACCGCCGCTCCCATAGCCCCCTCCTGCAGCATTCGCGAGGGATTGAATACCGCATTTTCATCGGTGTTGGAATATATCGCTTTGTTTCTGTCAAAAAACAGCCCGGTGTTAAGCTGGGTTATAACGCCCTGAATAACCTCCTCTTTTCCTTCGTCAAGAGCCGATTTAACCCATTCCATAACAGCGCTTTTATTGCCCACGGCATTTTTAAGAGCTTCGGGCAGGCTTTGTATGCCGGCATTTCCTGTGCCGCCGCCCACTTCTACGGCGGCGTTTAAGCTTGAATTAAGCACTGCATAAAGCGAGGCTACTGCATCGTTCGCTCCGTTCGATTTGGCGTCTTCAAAATCCGAGCCGTATGTCTGAACAAAAGAACTCCAGTAAAAAAGGTTTTTCGCCATACTTTTAATTGAGGTCTGCAAAGCTGCCCTTATGCCTGTTGCGGCTTTTCCTAATTGCGGTGCAACGCTCGCGCCGCCCGTAAGAATTGCTATTACGCTGCTTGCCGCAGCATCCGGCAACGCCGCCAAAACGCCCTCGCCGAGACTTCCGCTTATATTGTATTTGTCGCCGACGCCCTTTGCGAGCCTTTCCTGCTCCCTGTGGCTTTGTTCGTAAAGATTTCTGTAATAATCGTTGGTTTGGCTGAAAACATTGTTTTTAAAACCGAAAGCACGCGCTACATTTCCGAGCGTGGCGTCCATTGTCTTTGCTTGCAGTGAAAGGAACTGTTTAAAGCCGGTATCCGTCAAGCCCTTTACGTTAGCTTTTACAATACTGCCTTTGCCGTATAAGCCTTCCCTTATGGTTTTTATTTCTTCGTCCAAATTTCTTTTGACCGTATCCGATTTCGTTTCTTTCTGCCGCTTTTTAAGCAGTTCTATTGCTTCCTCGGCACTACCTACGCCGTATTTTTTTGATACTGCGTAATCGGTATATGCGGCTTTTCTGTTCTCGTAGGCGTTTTTTAGCGCTTTGTATTGATTTTTATATTCTTCGGTTTTATTAAAGCTGCCGTTTTTAGAAAACCAGTCCGAGCCTATAAAATCTAAAGCGTTTGTTACCGCATTGCCCTTTGTTCTTTCGTAGACTTCTTTTTCGCCGTCAAGGCGCTTTTTCAACTCATCAAGAGACAGCCCCTCAAAGCCGTCGCCGGCAGTGGCTTTTTTGGCGTATTCCTCGGCTTCCTTTTTAGTCCCTATAACGCCGCCCTGCGGGTTTATGTGCGGTATGGGATTACCGCTCACATAAGCGTTAAACGGTTTTGATTTTGCAATCGCTTTACTGTTCACAATGCCGCTCTTTAATTCTGTAGAAACGTTTTCGGCAATACCCGAGAGGGCTTTTTTAGCGTGGCTTTCCGCGTCCGCTGTTGCCCATTTCTTTTTTATTTCATCCGAAAATTGAAAATTCTCTGTCGGTCTGAAAATTGCTCTTTTTTCGGTATTCGGTGTAAAATTTTCTGTCAGCTTAAATTTTTCCGCCATATCGTCACCTCATTTACTGCGCATTTTTCTTTCTTAACGCAATTAAGTCTTTTATATTGCTTTCGCCGTCACCGTTTATATCTACCATTCGATATTCGTTTATACTTCCGTCCCATATCCACAAAGAGGCGTCGGCAGCCTCAAATATATTTTGCATATTTCCGTTTATTACATCTTTGCCGACAGAACGCAACAGTTTTCCGTGACCGCGTACACCTCGCGGCTGATAACCGTTATCAAAGGCGCCGAACTCCTCTATCAGTTCGGAATTATCACTTCCCGTGTAAGGATTTACGGACGAGGCAACTGTGGTTTTCTTTCCCGAATTGTTGTCAACATATGTTGTGGTTTTATTGGTTTTATCGTAAATAACCGATACGTTATTATCCTTTAATGAGCCGGTAAAGTTGCGGCGTAGCGTTCCGCCATTAGTCTGAATGATATAGCTTGCTTCCTTTGCTGCTTTTTGTTGACTTTTCAGAGTTTTAAGTGAATAATCGTAATACTGCTTTTGTTGTTTTGTCTGCTCCTCCAGCTCCCTTGCATATGTACTCTGCGCGGCTGACTGCCAGCCACTCTCATATGAGCTGCGTATCTTCTCGGCAGCGGCAAGCTTGTTCGCGTCAATGCTGCTTATGGCATCGGCGAGCGAGGCGGTAAGGGTATCTACCGCCTTTTGCCTGTTCACGTCTATTTTATTCTTGCCGTTCGCATAAGAAAGCTGCACCGCCGTCTGCTGCGTTCTGTTAAGCCCCGAATCGGTAAGACCTAAACCCGCCATATCCTCGGCAATCTCCCGCTCGTTTATGAGCTTCTGCACGGCGTTTTCGCGGTACATATCCTCGTAGGAGTTATTCGTGTCCTTTATCTGCCGGTTGTACGTATTCTGCGTTTGCTGCCGCTGGGTATCGTACATTTTATCCGAGGCAGCTACATCAGCCTTCTGCCGTGCCGTTCCCTGTTTTTTGTAAATATCGTAAAGCTCTGTGAGCCTGCTCATCATCTCGCACCCCCTAAAAGTCTGTAATTAAGCGATATTGCGTCAACAGACATAATACCGTTACATTCAAGCCTTACACCAAACCGCGTTACCGTGTGAGCCGACGGTCTTAACTGCCTGTTGTGAACAAATTCGGGCGAATATTCATCTTCCGCGCTTTCTGAAAGCGTTACCTCTTCATCGCCGCAGCTTCCGCTCTCGCTTACAAAGCTTACCGTCACAGGCTCGCCGCCGTTGTTTCCGAAAGCTATGTTTACTAGCGGAACATTCTTTGTGTATGCGGGCGCGCCGAAGTCGAATATTTTCGTTTGCAGCGCTGAAACAATCGCGCTGCCGTCCCCGTCGGTTGCTCTGCCGTCTTCAAACCGATAAACCGGGTAATCATTTGTGTAATATTCGTTGCTTTTCTCTGTTAGCATTATAAGCTCCGTGCCGTCTGTAAAGGCGCACACGGCGGTTTCGGGCAGTTCCCAATACCACCACGGTATACGTAGCTGCGCATCCTCTGCCTTGCTGTACGAAGCAACATAGGTATAGCCGTAGCTTTCATACTCCATAACATAAACGTGCTTATCCGCAAAAAGAAAATATCTGCCGTCAATATCCGCCGACATAGCGCGGCGCAGGCTTTCGTTTTTAAGCCTGCGGCTTATCATATCCGATACCTTGAATATCGTTCTTTCGCTGTATTGATTTTCATTGCAAAGCGTGTAAACATTTCCGTCTGTACATGCCCATACAAGGCGGTTGCGGCAAAGCTCTATGCTGTCGGGGCAGTCGCAGCCTATGCCGGAATGTAACAGTATTATCGGGAAATAAACACTTGAAGCGGTATAATCCACAACATTTTGATTTATAAGGTCCGAGGCGGTTATATTGCTGTTCCTTACATACTGCGTGAGGTAGGTCTCGCGCTCTTTAAAAATAACAAGCATATCCGATTGCCTGCCGAACGCCGTAACGCTCTGCGAGTTATTCCCGACATAAGCATAGCAGTTTTCCGGGAAGTAAAGCGGATTATTAAGTCCGCTCCATAAAACAAGGCTTTTTTCCTTTTCGTCGGTATTGGCGCCCAAAAACACTCTTGAGCCGCCGCTTATGCCGGCAGCGTCGCCGCCGAACCACATCTGCCGCGTCATAGCAAAAACCTTTTTAAGGTTTTCCTTTGTATTGGGGCAAGGCGCAATTATTGTCATATTATTTTCAACATATTCCGAACTTGTTATTGACGCGACCTCTCCGGAATCATCTTTTGACTTCTTAAATTGAATTTGTCTGTGCGTGTAAAACATATACAAGCCGTCGCCCGGGGAAACCGTTTCTTTAGACCAACCGTCTCCTCCCACGGTAATCTGATGGGTGTATGTTTTTCCGCTTACATTCGTTATTTCGACCTTCACCATTTTGCCTATTATCTCGTCATCATCGGGTGTAGAAGTCAGTAGCGCATATGTCATAATATGAGCGTCTCCGCCCTTTTCTCCGCAGTATGTCGAACCCACTATTTTGTAATATGAACCGAGCAAATTATATCCCTCAAAAAGAACTCCGCCGGAGCTGAAAATATCGTCTTCACGAACCGATACAAAACCGCCTGCCTTGCAATTGGTAACAACAACGGGAATATATATATCTTTGTCGGTAAGCTTTACCCAACTCTCGTTTCCCTCTTCAAGCTTGTAAATCTCACCGCCGCCGGAAAGTTCTGCAAAGCAGTAAAGCGTTTTCTTATTCTGTATCACAAAGTGATTTTCAAACACAGCGCCGTATTCGGTCGAAATTGAGGGCAGACGGTCGTGCGTTATACCGCTTGCCGTTTTGCCTACCCAAAAGAACTGTATATGCGAATTTGAAGGAAGCAAATCCCCGCCCGATTCCATCAACCTGTAATAATCCGTGCGCTGCGATATAAGGGTGTATCTGCTGCCGCCTGCAACCCTTACCGCATTCTCCTTCTGCGGATCTCTCACATAGACCTGTCCGCCGCTTGACGGCTGAAATCCGTCAAATTCAAGCGTTGTGTCCCGCACCGTTCCCGGGCGCGTTTTTAAAATAGCGTCCTTGACCCAAATATTTTTGCAGTCGGTCAGTTGATTATCGTTTACGGCAGATATGCCGTCCCGCAAATTAAGTCCGCCCGAAAGCTCGGGTATGTTTATCGACATCATAGGTTGTTTGTTTATGCTCGGATACTTCATTTCAACCACCGTTTCGTATTTTTATAGTTAAAGAACCGCTCTGCACTTAACTGCAAAAACGGTTTTTAGGTATAAGAAAAGCGCCCCCGAAGGAACGCTTGACAAATCGTATTCTTGTTGTTATAATAAGGGTGGATAAGGCGAACCGACAGACGGTTAGCCCCCGAAATAGTTGAGTAAAGAAATCAGTCGCCTACTTTTAGCGGAGCAGGGCGGCTTATTTCTTGTTTATTGCAATGATTGAATATAAAACTACAATCAAAATTATAATTATGTACTCCATCGGCAACACCCCCTTGCGGGGGCAAGACTTAACCGCCTATCCGTTATTGGCTCACCTTATCACGAAATCTATTATAACAGCCCTCGACAGATTTTGGAATATTTATCTGCCGGGGGTTCTTTTTTATTCCGGCGTGGGCATACTGTCTTCTACACTTTCGCTCCGTGTCAGCGCTACCCTTTTTTGATTATAGAGCATTATGTAATATTGCTGTTGGTCTCCGTCATTCTCGCTTTGGGCTAAAAAAGCCGCCGCACCGTAGGGCATAACATCGTTTAATACCCGTTCGGGCAAATCTATTGCGTCCTCGGGCGACAGCACGGGTGAAAATTCAGTCCGTCCGAGTGCATAGAACAAATCTGCATACACCGCATTTATAGCCGTAAGCGACCGCTGCCTGAGCCGCGTATTCGGCGCTGTGCTTCCGCTCCCGTCGGTATATCCGAGCAGGAGCGTTATTTTTCTTTCCATATCCGCCGCCGTCATAAATCTCCGACCTCCATAGTTGGCATATCTTCGCTTTGCTGCCCCGTAGCACCGCGTATCTGTGCAAGGGTCGCCACTCGCTGCTGCTCAGGCATATTCATAAGCGCGTTATATTGCTCGGGGTACTGCTGCTGCAGTGTTGTCAAAAGCTCTTCATCGGTTATCTCTCCGCTGTTTGCAAGCATCTGCTGCGCTGCCTTTATATCCTCGCGCAGCCCTGTGACATCGGGTATCAGCCCGCTCGGTATGCGCTCCAAGAACTGGTCGAAGGTTATAAGCCCCGCCGACAGCAGATTGCTAAGCGTTTCTATAACTACCGCCTCGCTGTACATTGTGGCGGCGCCTACGTCTACGCGTGCTGTTATAAGCAGGCTGCGGTAACGCTCGGCTTTGAACGGTATGTATTGCGTCCCGTTTCTGTCCTCAAGCCGAAGCTGCCTGTCGCCGTAAAGGTTAAGCCAAAAATCCGCCCAAATCCGCGCAACGTCCTCTATAAAATCATAAAAGCGGTTCATATACATCTGCATAGGTGCCGTTGCCGCCTCGCGCATCTGTATTATTGCCGTTGCGTTGTCGGGTCGCAGATTACCGAGCGCCGCGTCATTCGCTCCCGAATCCGAAAGCGTGTTGCTGCACAAATCGTTTACCACGCTCTGATACTGCGGTATAGCCGTAGGCGGTTGGATGTATTTCACCGCGTTTGCTACATCGGCGCTTTCGCCGTAAACCTTTATTATCTGTCCGGGGTCGTTTGTTACCGGGTCGGTCACAACATCGCCGTTTACGAGCATTATCGGCATACCGTTAGCCATAAGCCCCCACACCGCAGCTGTAAGCGCGCGGTTTATTGCTATCTGATTAGGAATAAGATATGTTATCTCGCTTTCACCGTAAGCGCTTGACCTGCGCCGCTCCCAGCAGAATTTTGCCATAGGGTAACACTTAAGCTTTAAATCCCACGGCTTGCGGACATATGTTTTTTCGGTCGCTCGCACCGCCATAACGTGAAACGATTTATCGTCCTTATCCCATTCCTTATAGATTTTGGTATATACCGTGACTCTGCGGCTTTCCTCGGGCTCGTTTTCGCCCATATCCCCCGAATTATATCCGTCCTCCTCTGCTTTATCCGATTTTATATCAGCGTCGGAAAGCCCGTTTTTGCGCGCTTCCCGCTTTACTTCCTCATAATCGCGGCGCTGCGCTATTATTATATACGGCTGACTTTGTATATCGTCGCTGTTCGGGTCGCCGAATACCACGTTTTCAACATCGAGCACCTCACAGGCTATATCGCCCTTAATAGCTTTGGTGCGGCTGTTATCGGCGTACAGTCCTGTTTCAATACTGTCGTCCCAATATGTGAAAAGTATGCCGGTGCCGGATATATATGCGTTCCTCAGCACCTGCTCCTTTTTGTTATCAAATTTAAGCCTTTCGGCGGTCACTCTGAAATAATCCGACATTGCCGCCGTTATTGCGGATATTTCGGGCGCTTCGGGTGCGCCGTTCGGAACATCCCCGCCCAGCATATCCCGCTTTACCGTCGTTATATCATCCTGCATATCTACCGTGTTCGGTATGCCGTCGGCTGAGTAATTAACGGTTATCGGCGCTGCCGCCACGACCGACATTTTGTATTCGCCTATTCGCTTTATTATATTCCGCCTTACAAGCGGTCTCTCGTTTCCTGCCTTTGCTCCATGCCACTGGTCGCCGATGTAAAAGCGCTCGTTGCGCTTCGTTTGGTCGAAAATGCCCTTATCGCCTATACTTGCCTTAAAATCGGTGCCTTTCTTGTATTCGTTTTTTATTTCTGCCGGAGCTGTTGTCGGTTTGACCGTCATTTTCATTTCACCTCAAAATCGAGCCGGGGCATATTCTGCTCCGGCTCTTAATTTACACGTAATCAGCCGCCCTGCCCGGTAGGAGTAGTGCCTGCCGTAACAATGGTTTCAATGCTGTTAAGGTTCGATTTCTTAACAAGCACGTCATAATAAAGCCTGTAGTTAAAGGCATAAGCGTCCGCGTTTATATTCTGCTCGGGCGTGAATATACGCAGAGTTTCGGTCTTCTTAACAAGGCTTGCGCCCTTCTTCGGAATAACCAGCGCTCTTGTGTAGCCTGTGTTCGCTTTAGGTGCAAAACCGCCCGTAGCTGCCGTCGAGGATGTAGCCTCCGTGCCGGCTTTAAAGTCGTATTCTTCACGCATACGGTCATCCGTTACCGGAATAAGCGCAACGCCGTTAAAGAATTTGACGCGAATGTTTATTCCGCCCTTCTCAAAGTCCGAAACAACTATATTGCGGCTGAACTCGGTTGAGTTCATAAGCTGCGAATAGAATGTGGGGTCACAGAAAGCAACCAGTTCCTCATCATAGCCTATGCGGCTCTGCACGTTGTTAATAGCGGTCGCAAGCTGGCTTACAGCCTTTGCCGCGGTGTATGTGGTCTTATGGCTTTTGTCGCTTGCCACCTTTGCAAGCTTTGAAAGCACATATGCGTCCATCTCGGGTGCAACCTTTGTGCGGATATATTCCTTGAGTATCTGCCCGGCAAGGTTTGCAACGCCTGTTTCGTCCATATCCTCGCGGTCAATCTGCAGTTTTCTTCCTCTGTCTTTTGTAAGGGTGTAAGAGGTGTTGCTGATTGTAGTGCCCGCAAGTGAAAATCCATTGTCACGGTCATAATCCGCAAGCCCTACGAACTCGATATCCGGTATTATTACCGTTTTAGCTCCTGCAAACTTTGCCCTGAATACATTGTCCGCAAAAAAGCCGGTAACAGCCTTCTGAACAATAGCCTTATCCAGCTCGCCTGTATATCTTTTTGCGGTTTCCAAACTGTTTATTGCCATTATAATTTAACTCCTTTTTTTATGAGCCGCTGAAACCGCGCAAAAAGGCTGAAACAACGCTGTCCTCGGTCTCTGCCGGCGGAGTTGCCGCCTGTCCCGTGCTCGCCTTTGCTGCTGCCTTTTCCGCCTGCTCTGCTGCGGCTGCTTTTTTATTTTCTTTGTGCGTATAACGCAAATAAGCGCTCAATAAATCGCGCCCTTCTGCCGCTTCCGCTTTTACTTCTTTCGGAAGTGCGGAAAACTCGGCTATTTCGGGGAACTCGGCTTTTAATTCCGCAAATTCCTCGGCAAGTCTTTTTTCAAGACTTATCTGTTTTTCTTTTTCGGCGTTTTCCTCCGCCGATTTACGGTCGGATAATACTTTCTCGTATTTTTCCTTTTGCTCGTTGCGGTAAACCTTCATAAGCTCCTCAATAACCGGGTTATCCGCTCCCAAGGTTTCGGCAAGCTCCTTGCGGTGGTTATCTTCATCCCCCGCAAGCAGACCGTCCACAAGCTCAGGTATAGAACAGCCGCGCTGCGCTGCTATGTAATCAAGCTTGTTGTAAAGCGGTTTTACGGTGTCATTGTAGAAAATGCCCTGTTCGGCAAAGTCTACCGCTTCGTCACGGCTTAATGACCGTGTTGCCTTATTGTATTTAACATCAAGGCTGAACTCGGGCTCTGCTGCGCCTTCGTTATCGCTCGGCTCGGCTTCTGATATGGCTGTCTCTGCCGTGCCCTCTTGTGTAGCGTCAGCGGTTGTCTCGGCATTTTCTGCCGTTTCTTCCTTTGCAGTAACGCTCTGCTCCTCCGTTGATATGGCTGTCTCGGGATTTACAATTTCATTTTCCATTTGTTAGGTCTCCTTTCCCTCGCGGGATGTTATATATCAATCACGGTCTGTCCGTGCCGATATCGGGTTGCTCGTCGCCGTCATAGGTCAACATATTGCGCCATTCGGCGCGCGCTTTTTCTGCCATTCGCTGCTGCAGTTCGGTTGCTTCGGGGCGCTCTCTCGCCCTCAGCTTATATTCAAGCTTCTTTGAAATAATCGCACCGACAATGCACGATAAAATGCACGTCAGCGCCCACAGAATAACAAGTATTAAAATTTCAATCATTTTTTTGCTCTCCCTTCGGTTAATAATTCATATTTCAGCTCCAGCCGCCGCGCATATCCTCCGCTCCCACATTCAGCCTTTTTGTTTCAAGCTCCGCAGCGGTAGGTCTTGTCCTCGGCGCTTTCGGGTCTGTAGGTTTAAAGAACCGCACGTCGTAAAACCCGTATCTGAAAGCGTCCATTAGGTGGTTGGTTGTATCTATCGGCATTTTGTGCCCGTTAAACAGGTGCTTTTCGTCATAAATATAAGCCGAAAGCTCGGCGGCGGTATTCTTGCAGCGCGGGTCGACCGTTATTTTGTAGTCGTTTATTCGGTCAATTCCGTTGAGTATGCTGTCACGCCCCTTTTCACTCGGCAGCACTCTCGATATTCCGAGCCGCCTTAAATCATCGTTTGATTTAGGCTCTGCGCAGTCGGCGCGTATCCGCTCCTTTGAATAGCCTTTGCGTTTTATTTCCGCCGCAATATCGCTGTTCAGCATTCCCGTGGAGTAAAATTCGTCATAAATGTAAACAAGCCTGTCAACCGGGTTTGCTTTAAATGCTATAAAGGCCGTCGGGTCATTTGTGTAGCCGTAATCAAGCCCGAAAAAGCTCCGCCATTTCCATTTGTCGCTATCAGGTATATCCGGTATTCCTATGCGCCAGTTATCAAACACAAGCCCCTCCGCTATGCCCCAGTTTCCAAGCCCCGCAACATCATATTTTCGCGGGTTCTCCTGCTTCATTCTCTCAAATACCGAGCGGTCGGTTTCGTCAAGCCATTCGTTTACAAGGTAATTCGTCGAGTATGTCGATACATTTTCGTCCGGCTTATCGAAAAAACGCTTTTTCAGCCAGTGTTCCGCGCTCCAAGGATTGAAGGTCAGCGTAGTCTGCTTAAAAAGCGTATCGGGTATAGCGCCCCTCGGCACCGACATATCCAATTTGTCAAAATCGTTCTCATCCGCTATTTCAAAAGCTTCCTCAATCCATACCCAGCACAGAAAACCGGTTGATACGGTAGTAGAGGCAAGCTTTAAAACATCATCGAAGCCTCGAAACAGTATTTTCTGACCCGTAGGTATGTAGGTCATTTCCATAGGTGATACATTGTTTCGCCACAAATGCGAGACCCCGAGCTTTGCCTGCGCCCATTTAAGCTGTGCAAATGTGCTGTCTCTGTGCGTATTCATAACCTGTCGCACCACAAGCAAATTACTGTACGGATATTTCATAATGCGGTAAATTAAGTTAAGCGCCGTCGTGGTGGATTTTTTAGAGCCTTTGCCGCCCTTTAATACACGGTATCGGCTTTTGTCGTGCCAAAAGTCGCCGTAACCCGCTCCCACGGTTTCACTAAGACTTTTCTTTTCCGCCGGCATTGTTATCGTCCTTTAAATCATCCACAAAGGTTATTGCGAGTTTTAATTTATCCGTATCGTCCGCACCAAGCCCCAGCATTGTCCGCAAAAATTCAAGCGCCTTCATAGCACCCTTGCTGTCAAAAACATATTCCCCCGTTTCCACCATTTCGTGGCTGTCGTAGTCCCATTTCATAACCGGCTCTGCCTGCATGCAGCGATTGTAAACATCTATGGCTTTAAGCACCGCCCAGTTATCGTCTATGTTAAGCTCCTCGCGTGCGCGTTTTTGTATCGCGCGTATGTACGCAAGGCACTCCTCTTTTTTCATCAGCCTTGTTGCCGCGTTCCGTGCGCTTTTTTCGGTATATCCCGCCGCAATCGCCGCGGCTTCTTTTTTTCCGAGTATCAAATATTCCTCGCAGAATTTCCGCTCCCGCGGCTTTAAATCTACGTTTGTCTCATTCTCCATTTGTCTCCTCTCCGTTCGGGTATAATAAAAGCGCCCCAAAAGAGACGCTTTGCTTTTCGCAATATTTTACAATACCAGTATAACACATCAATTCGGGACAATGGGGACAAATTTAATTATTGCGTATATATCTATAAGCGATTTTCTTTGCGGCGTCTACGGTTATCCCCACACTCGCCGCGACCCGGTTCCACGAAAGCCCGTTCACAAAACGGTAGGTGAGTATCTGCCGCGTAAGGCTGTCGGGGCAAGCGGATATGTAATCGTTCAGGCGTACAAGCTCTATGCGGCACTGCTCAAGGCGGTTTGTAAGCTTTGCTTTGTAATAATCCAGCTCCGCAACCGCACGGCCTATCTTATCGCCTGCACCCGCGCCGTGCGGCATACCCGTTATTTTTGCCGAGGTGTCGGTAGCTTTGTCTTCTAACTCGGATATTTTAATTTTCAAATCTTCTATTTCTCGGTTGAGGTAGTAAAGCTGCGAAAGCTCTTTAAGCGTCATACCGGTATTGCTCCTTTCAGTGCTTTAAAAATTCTTTGCGGGATATACGCCCGCTGTCAATTAAGTAGGTCATCTGCCCGTAAGAGTAGCAGGTGCCGTGCTTCTCGTTGTACCTATCCAATGCCCGGCAAAACTCTTCAAGTGAAATATTGTATGTCGGCGCAGGCTTTGATTTATTCGCCATTATTTACCCCTCCCTCTTTGTTTAAAGAAATTATCCCTCGTCCGTTCTATGTCCCGATTAACCTGTGAGTTTTTATGCTGTTCGGCTAAGAGCCTGTCTCGCTCCAATTTATATTTGCGGTATCTTTTACATTCCCCGTGGCAGCCGATATGTCGGTCGGAGCAGTTATTGCAGGGCGGGTTCATTTTCTAACTCCTCACAGTAACACCACGATTGCGGCGGTCTTGTCATAGGTTGCCCTATGTCCTTAACATCGCATATGCCGTCAATGCCCATATATAAGCAATCCCCGCAATTCTTTTGGTCGCAATGCGTTTTTCCAAAAGCCATAAAATCATCCAAATCTTTTGGCTTGTCGTAAATAACAAGGTCGGAGATGTGCCAGCCGTAAACCTCACCTTTATGTCCTTTGGTATATTTGAGCCATTCTGCAACAGTAATGCAAGTATCGTCCCTATTTACATCTCGGCAATCATAAATTGCATCACACACAAACTCGCCTATAACCTTGCCGTTGCCGCATACATCAAACAGATTGTGACTTCTATCATCAGCATACGCATACCGTTTGCCCGTCCAAAACGAAATACCCTTGTCTTTCGTACAGTAAATATAGCACTTAAACGGCGCTTCAAGCTTCGGTCGCGTTTTTCTGGCCTCTGTTGTTTTCTTGCCGTTTGCTATCAGTCCACACCATTGTGGTTTAATGCTTATAAGTACGCTTTTCAAAATTGTTCCCACCTCTCTGTTAAATAGCTCAATAACGCTCCGAAAAATAAGGTTACTAAGACAAAAACCGCAGTTAGTAATATAAATTTCCAACCATACTCAACCGCTGCCGCGAGCGAACAAAAAGCCCCGAGAGCGGCAAGCACTATGACTGCTACTAAAAGAAACAATGTAAAGCTTCTAACCCAAAATATCAAATGATCTGTAAATTTCATTTTTCAACTCTCCATATTTATTGGCGTTCCAACCGTTCCAACTGAGCCCGAGCTATCTGTCGCTTTGAAATATTCGCCCGGGTACGGATAGGTGTATCGAAACATTAAATAATTTGCCGCATCAAGCAAATGCTCCGTGTTTTTATCTTTCTTAAAGGCTTCTATGCAGCGCTCAGCTGTTGCTAATGCATCTACCCGCCCACCGCCGAAATTATCTCTTGCAGGTCCGTATTTGTAAAAAGATACCTCTACACGGTTTCGGCGTAAATGGTCAAATTCTTCGTTGTAGTCACTCATACTTTCCTCGCTCCTCTGCGCTTATTATTAAAGTTATAGAATTTAGTTGTGCTATATTTTGTCTCTCTCGGGCAATGTTTAAGGCGTTCGTCAATCTCGTTTGATTTTGCCGCAGCCTTTTGGAAGTGTTCGAGCATTTTAATATCAAAATATTCACTTATCATTTTCATTTGCCCATTTCTTTTTATGTCTTTTTTTATGGCAACTTTTACATAATGTGATAAGGTTTTCGGGTTCGTCACCGCCGCCGTCGCAAACAAATTTAATGTGATGAACATTAAGATTTCCATTGTCTATTGGAATATAAATACCGTGTTCGTTTTTAAATGCGTTAAATTCTCCACAATCTTGACAAGTGAAATTATCCCGGTAGAGTATTCGCAACGAATAACTGTCACGACCTCTGTTCCATACGGTCATATTATTGAACAATCTGCTACATTCTTCCGAACAAAAAGATGTTCTTCTTCCGCTTAATTCTTTACCGCACCACCGGCAATGCTTTTGTCTGATATATTGGGGCTGAGGGAAATATATTCTTTTGCCCCATTTCTTGCTTGCCTCTGATAATGGCGGGAACGGTCGCCTCGTTCCGTTCCTTTCCCAATATTTTTGATATATCATTTTTTACCAACCATTTCTTTTAAAGTTTCGTCAATATCTCCCATATCAACAACTTGAACATATCCGACACGGCAATCCACATCCCAAATTTTTTCTTTCAATCTTTCTGCAAACTCTTTGTACGTTTCGGCTTTGGCTGCTTTAATTGCTTTCCAATACTCAGGGCGAGATAACCTAATATTATCGCAATCATCACATTTAGTTTCTAATGTTTGTTGCAACTCTGCCGTATATTCCTGCTGTTCAAAAAGAGCGTGTTTTTTGTCGCTTATTCTCTTTTTCAACATCTCATTTTCCGCCTTTTGGCGGTTGATAAGGTCAAGACACTCAGTTTCTAATATGCGAATACAGTTTGCGCTGTGCGCATATGCCTTAGCACATCCAAAGCAACCATCACCTTTACTACACCGTTCCAAAGTCTTTATAATTTCCTCGTCAGTTAATTTCTTATCGCTCATTCCTCATCTTTCCTTTCTCCGTAACTGCAAAAATCCATACCGTAACAATTTCGGTTTAATTCCTCTATACGCTCATAATTTGTCATATCCATTCTCCTTATATTTGATAAAGCCTTCGCCGTAAATTTCATTCAGGACATCAAAACAATGCCCTAAGCCTAAACCTTTGCTATTTGGTTGCCAAATGCCGTCGTCGTTGTACTCGCCACCACCTATACAATATTCGTATTGTTTTGGGTGAGTTTTCTTCAACAGAATCCATCTGCTATCTTTTTCAACGTGACAGCCAAAACCACAGAATATACACCCTGTACGTTTACACCCCGTTGTAGTCAGTTCCCCATTGTAGCACTCAAACATGGACTGTTGGACATATATTTCATTCCCTGACTTGAATATTTGAGATTTATCAACAATATCGCCGTAAACGCTTGCTATTGACAGGGCGTTCTGCTTTATGTACTGAAGCACATCCTGCTCTGTCCAAAAGGACATGGGATTGCTGATAGGACTTTTCATTTCAAAGCCATTGCAGCCATTCACCAACCACTGTTGCTCTCGTAGCTTGCTTTCACTCGCCATTTGTGCGGTTATAGGCTTTTTATCAGATTTTTTGGCAAATGCTTTTGCCGGATTTTTTTCATAATATTACAGCAATAACTGCCACAGATAAAATCCGTGTGAAGCAACGGTTTGTATTTTTCTTTGCAAAAAAGGCTTTTATTACCGTTTTTATCCATTTCAATGCCAAGGAGTAATTTTAACCTATGATTATATTTATTGCCTCTTTGTAAACATTTCCTGCCCTGAAAAGCGCAATCTCCAACTTCTTTGCTAATTATCGGATACCCGTATTTTTTGATAACCTCGTCAAAGCGCATTTTTGGACGAAGAATTGTAACATTTGAGAATGTTTTTACAAACTCCCGAATTTCCGGAAATTCAAGTCCCGTGTCAACAAAAACCGCCTCTATATTCGGATACAACTCTCTGACAATATGGAGCAACACCGTGCTGTCCTTGCCGCCCGAAAAGCTCACATAAACTCCGTCAGTACCATACTCTTTCACCCATTCTCGGATACGAGTTTTAGTCATTGCGACCTTTATATCCAACGGCATGGCTTGAAAATATTTCAAATCTTCTCTTGAAGGCAATCTTAATCCCTCTCATTTCCTCTTCGCTCGTAGTTTGTCATACTTTTCTCTCCATTTCTGCCCGCAGGCTTTCTTTGATGTAGTAATCAATGCCACACTCTTTGCAAAGCCTCTCGGCTTTTTTCACAAATTCCGCCCAATTTATATCTGACTTGCGGTAATTCAGTTTTCCAATTTTTACCTTATCGGCAATCGCCGCTACCAAGTGCAGATTGATAAAAAACTCTCTTTCGTTCGTTACAGGCTCGAAAGAAATCCAAGTTTTAATCCCTCGGCTATGCGCCTCCGCAAGAGCGTCAACCCTCGCTTTCCACAAAGGGTCTTTTCCATTCCCGATACCGTCAAGGGTGATACCATACCAATCGTTCTCGTCGAGCAAATCAAAATCTCTGCTCCCGTCGCCTTTGGTGAGTATCTGCACATTGTTTCCACTTTCCTTAATGGCTCTGATTATCTCTCTTGTGGGCGTTGTGTCGTAACCGGTCGGATAAGGGTCGCAGGTAAAGCAGAGATGAATCAGTTTCCCGGTTATCTTCTCTTTTTCAAGCTGTTGCTTCGTTGCTTTGACTATATCGGTTCTCGGCTCTACATTTGTGTGAAATGCCTCTCGTTCCTTATGCAATACATTTGGTGCGAAACAGTAAAAACAGCGGTGCGGGCAGCCTGTGTAAATATTCAGCGCATAGTCGCCGTATTCTTTTGCTTTGCCTTTCGGCACATATATTGGTTTCATATTCAATCCCTCCCGTTAGCGCTCAGTATTGCGCATACGCCGTAGCCGACTATCGCGCCGATTATTAGTCCGATTATGAAATTTATCATACAATTACCTCACACATTTATTTCTTAACTCCTGTCAGCAAATAATTTCCGTCTGCGCCCATTTCTGCCAGATATTGCAGCCAATAAGCTGACGGAACAGTGTCGCCGTTTGCCCAGCTATAAATAACGCTTTTTTAATAGGCGTTGATTTTAAAACATTTCCCACGGTACCGTACTTTTCCATAAGAAAATCAAAACATCTGAAACCTATTGAAATATCAGACTTATGTTTCATATGCCTCTTCTAAAAAGTCAAATGATTCTTTGAACTCTTCAAAGCTTAACGGTATATCCGAAAATTCATCACCGTTAATTCCGGCAATAACTATTGTTCCTACAAAATCAACGCCGCATATATTGCAATTATACGGAAGCTCCATCAGCATACCTTCTTCGTTGCAAATAACAACACAATCGGAAGACAATGTCACCGTCTCTATGTATCCGCCAACAGTCTTTTGAAGATTTTCAAGCGAATTTGAAATATGCGTAGAATACGGAACCGAATCCGGTCGTTTTACGATTACTTTAATTTTCTTCATTTCTATTACCTCGCTTTTTATCAAATTTTCAATTCTTTAGCTTTCGCCTTTAATTTCCGCTCGTATTCCTTATCCGAGAGTGGCTGCATACGCAGATAATTTTTGTACAATTCGTATTCCCGCCATTTTTGCTGTTCTGTCAATGTCATTTCCTCCTAAAGTTACAAAATTCGTTAAAAATTACATTCGGTTACACTTAAATGTAACCGTTCAAACCCGCATAGTTAAAGGCTTTTCGGGTATTGGTTACAAAGTTACACGATTTTCGCGCGCACATATAAGGGGTGTTTTCGTTTTACAAAAAATATTTTCGTATATATAAGTACCCTTTTTACGTGTAACCGATGTAACTTTGTAACTTTTTTCACTCCTCCGCAGTCTCTTCCGGGCGTACCAAAACATAACATCGCGAGCTTGAAAGACCGAATTTAACAACTTTTGTCGGTGAATTATTCGCTCCACCTATCAAAAATCCTTTTTTCAGTGCCCAAGAAATAAACGATTCGGGGTTGAAATTACCCGTCTTGCAAATCCTTTTGAAAACATTGGTGTAAATTGCGTAGCAATTCTTACCGGCAACCTTGTCAAAATATTCCCTGCCCCAGGCTTCGTTATATATTTCTTCCAGCTCCCCTTTATAGAATTTTGAAGTATTTGCGTCGCACTCACTTATTATGTAAGCATAGCACCGCGCCGTTTCCGATAGCGTGCGCTTGTCTGTGAGGGCTTTTTTAAGCTCCTTGAAGGTAAGTGCCCTGTTGTCCTTAAAAATGTATTCCGTGGCAATTAAATCGGCCGTTAAGAGAGCCGACAGCGATAGTAGTTGTTTGTCCTCGTATTCGTCGCTTTTAATAGCCTTAAAACAATCCCGCTGAAACTCCGCTGTCTTTTCAGCACCGAGCTTGCAAATGATATCCACAAACTCCCTGCCCAAAAAGCCGTAATTGTTTCTTAAAAGTGCAGCCGCCGCCTGACCGTCGGGGAATATATCTCCCTCGTCAACCTCGTATTCAATCAAGCGGTTTATTGCGCCGCCCTGCAATTGGTCCGTTATAATCGGATTTTCGCCGGAGCATATCGTTATGTTTTTCCAGGTCTTTTTGGGTTCAAGCCCGAGCTTTGTATTACTGCGTCCTCTGCCTTCGCCGCTTGCAAGCTGATATATAAGCTGTGAAAAATCGTCTTTGTAATTCTTTTTCAGCCTTGCGGTATCGTCTATGACAAACGGCAGATTATTGAGAAAATTTGCCTTTCCCTCGAATGAGGCTAATGTATCGTCAAAATTAGATATGAATTTTCCCATTTCGGGGTCTGCCCATACACTCGCCGCCAGCATTCCGCAAATAGACTTACCGCCGCCGGTTCTGCCCCATAGATCGACCCAAAAAGGATTTAACCCGCACGGCTTTAAAAGTATGCTCGCAAAGCTTGCCGCCATTGCAAGGCGCGGCTCAACCCTGCCCGAAGCTCTGACCGACAAAACAAAATCCATATATTTTTGGCGGCTGCCGGAGCTTGTTATTGTGCCGAAAATTGCGTCAAATCTGCCGTCTTTATCGAAAGCAAGCTCGGATGTATACGGCATAAAGCCGTCTTCGCACCACCCCATTTTCGCGGTTGCTCTAACCTCCGGCACGGTGTCTATGTTTAAGTTCTCAACATCCGAAAGAAACTTTACAAGAGCCTTTGCCGTTTCGCTTGTAACCGCAACCCCGAACGCCGCAAGATTCGGAATTTGGTTCTTCTGTGCAATAACGGTTTTGGGGACAATCTGCTCGCGCCAGCGCCCTTGTCTGTAAAACGCAAGTCTGACCTTCTGCATACCATCCTCGACGTTGGTGATAATCTCTGCGGGAAGTATCGGGTGTGGGCAAGCAACGCGGCTTTCCGGCATAGCGTCGGGGTTGTATATTCCGTCCATGTTTGCAATCCAGTTTCCGCAGCGCATTTCGGGGTATTTATCGCCGAATTCCGTTGTTCGCTCAAAAGCCTTTTGTTTCTCACTTTTTTTGCGTTCATCGGCTCTCGCCGCCATATCTCTTTCAGCGATTTTTAACATTCGTTCCACGCGTTTTTTTATCTCGCTGCCGAACTCCGCCGCACGGTCAATTAAATCAAAGCCGAGCTGTTCACGAATAAGAGGGTCGGGCTCATCCATTATTCTGCAAATGATGTCCTCGCCGTACAGCTCCTTCGCGGTCAAGCCGGAGAAATCTATTTTTCCCAATTGTTTCACCCTCTCATCGCATATTCGGCTTCCGCAACGCTTAATTTGTGGTTAAGCATGCCTCTGACAGCCAGCGCCGACAAAAACATTGCGTTCGGTTTTTCATACACATTCGAAGGCTTGTATGACGAGATAATATCCTCGTTAAGCTTCCAATCATCAAATGCGCTCCAAAAATCCACACGGGCTTTTTCGCGTTTGTCGGCAGCGCTGTCCTTTTTCCGTTTTATGCGGTCGATTCTGCGCTGCTCCGAATATGATATATCCCTGTCTAAAAAGGCACAGGCGTCCTCAAACGGCACATTCTGCACAGCCATTACAAAGCTTATTACATCACCGTGAGCGCCGCAGCCAAAGCAATGGTATGTATTATCCGCATAAACTCTGAACGATGCTGTTTTTTCACTGTGAAACGGGCATTTCGCAAAGCCCTTGCGATTAATTTCTATTCCGTACCTTTTAAGCCATTCCTTAAGCGGATTTGCCAAACGGATTTTTTCGGTATCATATTTCATAAAGCACCGCCCAGCAGTTCAATTATTTTTTTGCCGGTGGTTCGCTTATCACAAAAAACAAAATCTACGCCGTAGGCTATATGTACGCGGTATATTTCCTCCATGAGCGCACGCCCCGATACCGGGGAATATTTGCTGTGCCATTTTGCAACATCGGGTATGGATTTTATCTGCCCGCCGTGCTCACACAATATGATGAGCTTTATACCGTTTTCATTTGCTTTGCGTACTTCTTTCCAAAAGCGGGAATGGTCGGAACGGTTCATCAGATTACGGCTTAATTCTTCCAAATCTTGTTTCGTATCTACAGAAACATTCATTTCGGAAAGCAGCAGGGTGCTTACTTCCTTCCGAAGCCTCGGCTTTGGACTAAACCCCATACCGTACTGATACGATAATTCGGTCACCTTTTTCTTTGCCGCGTCCGACAGCCTATCAAATGAGCAATAGTCACCGCACGGCATGCAGCAAGTCATGATGTGAACGCCGCACCCGGCAATTTGCGCATGCTTTTTATCGTGCTTACCGGCTTGCTGCCTTGTGTCGCATATAATAAACTTCATGTTCACACCCCATTAAAACGGTAAATCATCGTCGGACATATTCGCCTGTTCAAATCCGGCGTTCTGCAAATTCTCCGAAACAGCCTTGAGCGGGTCCTCCGAATCGTTAGCAATATTGATATCAGTATTGCTCCGTTTGGACTCAACAAACTGCACATTGCCCGCCAGCACTTCAAAAGCAACACGGTTATTGCCGTCTCTGTCGGTATATTTCCGTGTTTGAATACTGCCCTCAATACCTATCGTATTGCCTTTTTTAAAGTATTTAGCAACAAACTCCGCTGTGCCTCGCCAAGCTACTATATTTATAAAATCGGTTATTGGCTCCTCGCCCGATTTATACCGCCTTTGCACCGCAATACAAAAGGAGGTGACGGAAACATTGCTCTGCGTGGTTTTAAGCTCCGGGTCGGAGGTAAGCCGCCCGGTCAGCACAACAAGATTAAACAAAGCTTATTCCACCTCTTTTATTTCATAATTTTCCGAGGCATATTCCATGCACATCTCTATAATTCGTGTCGCCGAAAAGCCTGTTTCTCTCCGTAATTGATTTACGATTTTTCGGGTTTTATTATTTATCCGCACCACATTGCCCACAGGCTCTGTGCGGTGCACTTCAAATACAAGGTTTTCTTTGGGCACTTTTATTCCTCCTTAAGAGCAGCCGTCAGCTCGGTCGCCTCTTTTTCGGCTTCAAACCAATCGGATATCCTGCTTTCGTTCTGCTTTATTGCGTTATATATGCCTATATATTCGGTAAAGTCATCGGCGTTCATGGTATCAATCTTACGCTTTAATCTATGCTCTATCTGCTCCTGCGTAACGCCCAGCTTTGCAAACTGCACTACCATTTTCTTTACACGGTCTACAAGCGGCGTGTCGTTCTGCCCGGCGAGGGTTTTCTTACACTCCGCAATGCAATCCTCAACAAACCATGACGGAAGTATAGCAAGTATTCGGGCGCGAAGTCTGCGCGTCGCCATATTGGCGTTGTTTTCATAGATGTCGCGCTGACTTGTGAGCGTAACCATTTTTTTGCCCTGCTCGCGCTGATGCGGATTTGTGAAATTTTGCACGCTCTGCGCGTTTGTTTCCAAATCCCACGCATAAGCCTGCATTTCGCTCTTGCCGTCGTCCTGCGATAATTCTTTAATGCCGTAATCGATATTTCCCCAGCAACGTGCAAGCTCCTCGGCAAACCGTATTGTCGCGCCCTCGACGGTCTGTCCGCCGCGGGGGAATGCATAAAAAGCCTTTTCAGCCATTTTGGGTCTTTGGCAGGCTTCCATCGCTTTGGCATAAGCGGCAACCTCATCGCGGGGAAATCTTTTCGCGATAACAAGCTTCCCCTGTGCCTCGGCTATTGCCCTGCTCGCTTCAATAGCGACCGTTCCCTGATTTATCCGGTCCAGTTGTGCCACCACCCCATTACTCATAACAGGGACATTCGGGAGCCCCTGACCGTTCTGTATTGTCATTTCATTGTTTTCCATTATTCTGTCTCCTTTGCAAGCCAAGCCGGAAGGCTCAGGCTGTTTATTACCGTGTATTTACCGAGATAACCGTACCAATCGCCCGTTGTTTTGCAATCGTGATATATCCCGATAAGTTCTCTGAATATGTCCTTGCCTCTTTTGACAAAAATATCATCTGCCTGTAAAACATTAACCGCATACGGCGGATCCTTTTCGATGACTATAAACACAAAGGCGTATTTCTTACCGGTGCATTTCTCCACACCCTCGGTATACATAGCCGCCTGAAAGTCATAGCCGTAATTGATTGCGTCCCTTGTAAAGTGTTCTAAATCCGCCTTTGTCGCGCTTTTAAGGTCGGCAATTATATTTACCGCACCAAGTTCCGAAACGCAGTCAGCGCGGCATTTGCATTCCTCTCCGGTTAAATCGTCACGCCAAAAGAACTCTTTTTCTTTTTCGCCGGATAGAAGCTTGTTTACAAACGGTGCTTTATACAAAGAGTTAACCATATCCTTTGCCTTTGTGTAATCATCGTTGGTTATAACGGTCTTTCCCTCCGACTGCTCGCAAAACTCCGCCCATATTGCTTTTCCGTCCTTTGTGCGGCGGTCAACCTGCGGCATTACGGCAAATTCATCCGAAAAGGTTTCGGGCTGCAGTGCCAGCTTATGAAATGCTTGTCCGAATATAAGGGCGGGCGTGGGGTCTGTCGGATTTTCTTTTAAATACTTGAACTTTTCGGGGCTTTCTCTTATCTTCCAAAGTTCCGAGCGGCTTATCGCAGGATGTGAACGATATTCTTTCTCGGTCATACCTGTGTCCCCCGTTCTTTTTCTTCTTCCAAAAAGTCAGCAAACCAGCCTCTGTCATCCTTAATAAACGCGCTGCAATCAATTTTGTTTCTTTCTATGTATTGAAACAAAGCAGTTTTTATCTGCTCGTCCGATAATACGCTTGCCGCTAACTCGGGTATTCGCCTATCATCGCCGCCGCACTTATTGCTCGCCTTTTCCAGCGCCTCGTAATCGGTAGCGTAATAGTTAAGGCACACGTCGCATATTCCGTCGTCGGCACCCGTGTCACCGCAAACAACGCAAAGTTTTTCAAAATCATCACTCCCGCACTTCGGGCAGTAATCTCCGTCGAAGACCTCCCCGCACTCATAACATTTATACATAAGGCTCCTCCTTCGCGTGCCTCGCCGGGTCGGCGGTGTTGCGTTTCATATTCCGCTCAAATGCTGCGCGGTATGTTTCACGTCGGGCTGCTCTTGCTGCGGTAATTGCCTCGTCGACTGCGTGAAGAATTTCGTTCTTTTTTTGCAGCAGCTTGCGATTTTCCCGGCGCAGCTCCTTGCACTCTTTGTTTGTTTCATAAAGAAAGGCAAGCTCTGCAAAAATTATCATTATTAAAGCTGCCGCAAGAAATACCAGCAGCTTTGTCGTTGTTTCGTCTAAATACATATTTTATTTCTCCTCCGTGACACTTACCAATTTCCAATTGCCCGACTGGTAAATTGTTTTTGATTGGCAATCTTTGAATGTGGCATTTTCAGTAAGAACCAATGTATCTTTTTTATTCCAACCGTACTCACTGCCGATAATTACTGCCGTTCCTTTTACAGTCTTGACCGTTGCATTGTCGCAGATATTCTCGACCGTTGCATTGTCGCAGATATTCTCGACCGTTGCATTGCCGCAGATATTCTCGACCGTTGCAC